ATAATCCCTCGGTTTTATTATAGCATTAAACTACTTGATTATTACGTTTCTTTACTTTCCTATTTGTTAACTTTAGAATTTCGCGTAAAGGCTTACGAGTAACCTTTTCAAGCATAGTATCAGTAAAAGCAGTCATTTTTAATATATAGCAAGCTATTGAAAGATCTATTACACAATCATCATGGCAATTAGTATCTGCTTCAAGTTTCCCGTTTTTAGCTTTAACAAATGTTTTAATCTCAGCTATAGTTTGAGGAGAATTTATTATAACAGTGCTTTCTTGTAAAGCTACACGAGCTGCGGAAATTATTAGCGGCCTTGTCTTTTGAGTAGTCTTCCACGGCTTTTGATCTGAATCTTGCCACATTTTAGGATACCCTAAAGCTTTTAATTTAGCATAAGCTACATTTCCAGGCATATTTGTTTCGGGCGCCAAGGTTGCCCAATTATAATAACATCCTAAATCGTACATTATTTGACCAGCTTCCGATGGTTCTCTATATCCATGCCAGTGAGCTACCTGTTCCCATGAATAAATATCCCATACTGACATACTGGTTAAATCAGCGCCAATAATACCTTCTGCAAAATCAGCAGTAATAAGATATAGTTGCTCCCGTCCAACATCGTTTGGAGTTCGCCAGATTGTAAGATTACTTTGAGGATCACTTGTATCTATAGTTATTTTATTACCAATATTTTTTAAATTACATTTCCATTTATATGGCCGTTTAATATCAGCTTGTCTTTTAATGTCCGGCCATGGAAATACTTTTGCTCCACTTGTGAGAAAAGCTTCGGCTTCGTTTGCTGGGTATTCTTGAGGAAAGTCATACTGCTTAATCATACTTGCTTTTTTCTGCCGCGCCCAGCGTAATTGCCCGTACGAAAGATTTAAGGATTCTTTAATAGCTTTCTCATATGGGTCTAATTCGAATGGAGTATTATCAGGGCTGCAATATTGAGGATCATCTTGCCAGCCGTAGAAATGCTTTTTAAAATTGTTTTTCTCTTCCCAGAACTTATGCCCTTCAGTCCCGGAACCATTAGCGGTAGATTCGAGAACACACCATCCACCATTTCTCATAGCTTCTTGAACGCCGGTTAAGATTCCAAAATTAGGATAAAAGAGATATTCAGAACAATGTAAGTGAGTTATATCATCACCACGGCCAAAAGCTTTCTGTCCTGCTGTTCCTATCCACATAGTAGAATTAGTTTCCGGAAAACTATACCCTTCTTTAGAATCAGTGCCAAGTTTTATTTTGATTTTAGAGCTTTTAATATAATAATCAACACGCTCTAAGAGTCTTTTAGTTGCCCCATCCTCTTCGCTCATTATAACCGCTTTTGTGTTTTTTTGGAAAACACAAGCATGTAGCCATATAGCTGCTATTAATGAAGAGAAACCCTCTTTCCGGGCTTTAAGAATTGCATCAAGAAATATTTTAGCTTTACCGATTATTGTAGGACCAGCACGCTCTTCCATAAATCGGTTTTGAATTGGATTGAAAATAAATGGAACATCTTGGGAATCTTTATTGATAATAGATAGATTAGATTCAATATAGAATTTTGGATCTTCTAAGTTTTGAAGGTACTCGTCTATTTTTGAGTCTTTACTTTCCACGAGTAAACCTCAATGATAAGCTCAGTGATTGTATTACGGAGTTCCGAATTTATAGGATGAACTACATCTTCCCATTCTCCAGTTATATTTTTCCTATTAGGCATACACACTATAAGTTTATTATCTGGGTTTCGAACAATTCGAATTTTATTTATTTTTAAAATTCTATTAAAAACAACATCACAGTATCCGCAGAAATTTCCGCGGGGAGACCCATGGAAGTACATAGCTGTTATTTTCATTTTTTTACTCTTTTTATTTTGCGTTTTCGCTTACGAGATAAAACAACATCCTTAAATCCAATATTTAAGTCGGCTCCACCTAGTCCCTGACCTGTTGCAGAAAACTCCGGCAGAACTCCTAAATCTTTAAACTGGATATAGTCTCGTTTGTTCATTCGGGTTTTATCTCTTCTGTTTCATATCTTTTATTCATAAGAGTACGAATAGGTTTAGATGTCTCTGGATTAATTAAACAGAAACATTCTTTTTCTTTAACATCAATAACATCATAAAAAACTTCTCTGATAGGATCTAATTTATTCCCATCATGATTACATGAATAGTTTACTATAATTTTTGTCTTTGCCATTTTTCCTCCGGATGGCCGGGTGAGCCTATGTAACCAAACAGTCGGAATTCACCCGGACCTTACGACATCACACGATTTGTTTTTAACTATCGAAACTAATTCTTTTTCCTGTGCCGCATGTCAGCATAGCACCTACAACTCTTAATTTCGGAGGTGATAATTTAATATCTTCATAGTGAGGGCATTTGTTATTGCAGTTTTTGAATCCTTCAAACGGGCATTTAACAAGCTCGCCATCTCTTACAAGTATTCCAGCTTCATTGACACTCCACCCTTTTTTAATTTCAGACGCCTTAGCGGCGGGCTTAACAACTTCATCCTTTGTTTTATCTTCATTGAACGAAGATGCTTCATCAACTATCGGCTTTACTTTTTTAACTCTCTTTATTTTCTTAGGAGCTACTTTCTTTTTACTTACTGATTTCTTTCTTATTTTTCTTTTGGCCATTTTTTTTATCCTTTATTTGATTTTCCATTGGGAAGGTTACACCTTTTAAAGCGTATGATAGATCACATATTATATTTTCAAACTCTTTATGGTTGAAATTAAATAATAATTCATAAGGTAAATCATCTGTATGATCAAACCTTACCCCACGCTCAACCATAATAACCTCACAAACTTCATGTAAAAATACTATTGGAATTTCTTTCGGTAACTTAGTGCCAATAGTTATTATACAATCGCGGATATTTCCGTTCCCACCAGCAGATTTAGGATTTTGTTTTACAGTATATTCGCGTCCAGCGATTATGATTGATTTAGGTAATTTCATTATTTAAAAATACAAACAATCTCTCCTTCATCAATAAGGGAATATATATCCTTTCCTATCTTAAATTGCGGACATGTGAGATAATTGCAATCTGTAACCACTACGACCCCAGGTTTAAGCTTTTCAACACAAGCATCAACTAAATCACAACCGGGACTTATACTTATAACTTCCCCTGCCCATATTTCACTTTTTTGGTCTGCGCTTTTTGGAATAAATACTCCACCTTTCTTTTCAATATCTGAATCAACTTTGATTAAGATTTTATGATTTGCTGGTAGTATTTGATTAATGTTTGTTATTTCCCTCATTTATAGTCTCCTTTGGTTTATTCCATTTTTGTACTGTATCTTTTGAAATTCGAATCTCGGAGGAAGAAGGATATCCCTTAAGATATCCGTTCACATAGTCCTGCCCTATCTCTGAGATATTTATATTTACTTTATTGCCGGGTATAACGATTATATTGATTCCAAGTTTTAAATCACTTATTTTCATAATTATATTATATGACTCTTTTTTTTAAATTACAAGGACTATTTTTATTGGTTTTAATTTTATTTTCTTTTTCAATCTCGGTTTTTATTGCGTCCTCAACATAAATGCCAACTCTTTGGCTAAAATGTAGGAGTTTAAGAATACCATTAAATCCCAAACCGTATTGTTTTGTTTCCCGCAACTTTTTCCCTTTTTTCTTTGTTTTCTTGTTGTAGCTATATAAGTCTGTACGCACAACGAAACACATATCTTTACATTTTGAATAATCAGTTTTTTTTGCCATATATATTAACTCCTTTATTTTTTAAATAATCCTTTATCACTTTTTCATATTTAGATTTTAAATCCTTTTTTTCTTTTTTAAGATTTTTATTTTCAAGTTTTATAAGCCATAGTTGCTTACTTTCTTTTTCTAATCTTCTATTTTCATCCTCAACATCCCTACTTCTACCTAAAGCTGAATTATAGAGCTTATAAATTCTTTCAACTTCTTGGGCTTGTTCAAGGTGTTTGGTTTTAGAAATATCGTTTTGATATTCTATCTCTTGGAGTAATTCAAATAGAATAGTCCGCGCTTTAACAAGCTTCTCTATTTTCTTTGGTTTCATTAATACCTCTTTGCATCATATATTTTTCTTCACGCTCTTTTAAGTCTTTCCTATATATTACGAGTCTTTTATTATTAAGTCCTATTTGATGAGTAATATATGTTTCACTTGGATACAGCACGCACTGTCCGCCCATCGTCAAAAAGAAACAATTATTCTTACAATACTTCCCGGTGAATTTAGGTATCGGCATTATCCCTCCTTTTGCTTTTGTTCCTCTTTACACGCTTTAACCCAAGCGTTCCAAGATACTTTTCCGAAAGCTTCGCCTAATTTTTTCATATATTTTAGGAAGAACTTTTTATCTTTGTCTGTCATTATCACACCTTTGATCGCAGCCTTCACATTCTATTAGATTTATATTTCTATTCTTATGTCCGCAATAAACTGCCTTTGTTTTCCCGGTCCTAACATCGAATTTAATTGACATGCAATAACACCCGGGATTCTTTATAC